CTTATAGGATGTTCTATAACATTTACTATGAGGATAATGATTATCAAACTTTTGACACTCGTGAGTATCAAAACAAGATTGTCCGAGTGATTGTTCGTAAGAAAACAGACATTAAAAAGTTTGAAAAGTTTATTGATAAACTTTATAGTTCTAATGTTGCTGAACTCAAAGTTGTCGAAAACTTCCAAATTCAAGAGAATGAAGAGTTTGAGGCATTTGAATCAGAAGATACTCTTTCTATCTTGAATAGATATGTAGAGGAAGCAGAAATTGGACTGGATAAATCCATCGTTCAGAAACTTATTTCCGAAGTATATCAAGAGGCTTGCGAACTAGTGTAGAATGTTCATACTAACAATCAGTGGTAGAGAAGATGAGGGAGCTTATTCGGTAGTAAATGAAGATGGAGATCAAGTTCTTTATCTCTTTGAAGAAGAAGATGATGCCGCTCGTTTTGCCATGATGTTAGAAGAAGATGATTATCCAGAAATGCATGTAATGGAAATTGATGATGACTTACTTGTAAATGTTTGTGAAATGCATGGACATGAGTATGTTATCATTACACCAAATGACATTGTGATCCCCCCTCAAGAAAATGATATTGTTTGAAAAAATCCGTTGGAAGAACTTTCTTTCTACTGGAAACCAATTCACCGAAGTTGAACTGAATAAAAATTCAACCACCTTGATTGTGGGAAATAATGGAGCAGGTAAGAGTACTATTCTTGATGCTCTGTGTTTTGTGTTGTTTGGAAAAGCTTTCCGTAAGATTAACAAACCTCAACTCATCAATACGACAAACGAAAAAGATTGTCTTGTTGAGATTGAATTGAAGATTGGTTCTACTGACTGGATGATTCGTCGTGGAATCAAACCAAATATCTTTGAGATCTATCGTAATGGATCTGTTCTAGATCAAAGTTCTTCTGCTATTGATCAACAGAAGTATCTTGAGCAATCTATTCTCAAGATGAACTATAAGTCATTCACTCAGATCGTAATTCTGGGTAGTAGTAACTTTGTTCCTTTCATGCAACTTACTGCTGCTAGTCGTAGGGAAGTGATTGAAGATCTTCTGGACATTAAGATCTTCTCATCGATGAATGTGATTATCAAAGAAAAGATTCGTTCTCTGAAAGAAGAAATCCGTACTCTTGAAGAAAAAAGAGTCCGTGAAAGATAAAGTTGAGATGCAACAGAACTTTATCGAAGAACTGGAGAATCTTAGTAATGCCAATATAAATGCCAATAAAGAAAAGATTGCCAATTTAGATAANGAAATTGGTGATTATNTGGAAGAGAATACTTCNAATGAAGATCCTCTCAGNGCACTTATTCGTGAGCAAGATGNTATTACTGGATATGCAGAAAAACTTCGTAAGTTAGGAANTCTGAAAGGNAANATTTCTCAAAAAGTATCTACNATTACNAAAGANCANAAGTTCTTCACNGAGAATACGGTATGCCCTACCTGTACACAATCAATTGAGGAAGAGTTTAGGTTAAATAGAATTAACGACGCTCAAAATAAAGCAAAGGAGTTGCAATCTGGTTATAAAGAACTGGAGGAGGCAATTAAAGAGGAAGAGGAGAGAGAGCGTCAATTTAATAATTTATCTGAGGAGATTAGAAAATTTACGAATGGCATTTCTCAAAACAATATTAAGATTAATGGATTACGGAGACAAATCCGAAATCTTGAATCTGAAATTCAAACTATTACCGAGAACCTTGCAAACCGAAATTCTGAACATGAGAAGCTAGAACAATTTAAGAATGATTTAAAATCAGTATATGATGATCTGTCTGGAAAGAAGGATCTAATTCAGTATCATGATTTCTCATATTCTTTATTGAAAGATAGTGGTGTAAAATCCAAAATAATCAAAAAGTATCTTCCACTGATTAATCAACAAGTTAATCGGTATCTCCAAATGTTGGATTTCTACATTAACTTTACACTTGATGAGGAGTTTAATGAAACTGTTCAATCTCCTATTCACGAAGATTTTTCTTATTCTTCTTTCAGTGAAGGTGAAAAACAAAGAATTGACTTGGCACTTCTCTTTACTTGGCGTGAAGTTGCCAAGTTTAAAAACTCAACCAATACCAATCTTTTGATTTTGGATGAGGTCTTTGATTCTTCACTTGATGGATTTGGAACTGAAGATTTCTTAAAGATCATTCGTTATGTTATTAAAGATGCCAATGTCTTTATTATTTCTCATAAAGTCGGTATGGAGGACAGATTTGAAAGTGTCCTTAAGTTTGAAAAAATCAAGGGATTCAGCCGTATTATCTCCTAACTGGAGTAAAACCATGCAAGTACCAAACTGGCAGAAACATTCTAAAAAAGAACAGAAACGACATTTAAAACCTCAAGCATTGAGGCAAGCAAAAGCACGACTTGCCCAATTCAAGAAGTGTCACATGACCTCCCAGAAACGGGAGGTTTCGTCGTATTATGGGTACATACGAAAGAAAATCAATGGCGGTCTCTCACGAAATCAAGTCCCAACTTGCCAAACTGCTGGCTACTGAAGACCTTGTGGTGGAACACAAGAAGGTCTCTACTGCTTGCTTTAACGTTCATACTCGTGTACTGACTCTGCCTCTGTGGGAAAAGGCAAGCAATCTCGTGTATGACCTTCTAGTGGGTCATGAAGTGGGTCATGCTCTCTTCTCTCCTGATGAAGATTGGAGTGAGACTGTAAAGGTTCCTCATCAGTTTGTAAATGTTGTTGAGGACGCTCGCATTGAGAAACTGATGAAACGCAAGTATGCTGGACTTGCTAAGACTTTCTTTAATGGATATAAGGAATTGAATGAAGATGATTTCTTTCAGATTGCTGATGAAGAAGTAGAGTCTTTCAATCTTGCTGACCGCGTTAATCTATACTACAAGATTGGTAACTTTATCACTCTTGATTTCAAACCTGAAGAACAAGAGATTGTTAATCTGATTGGTGCTTGTGAAAGTTTTGCAGACACTCTGATTGCTGCTGAAGAACTTTACAAATATTGTAAGAAAGAAAAAGATCAGCAACAGAAGGTTGCTGACTTTGATTCTCATGAAATGCAAGGTAACTCACAGTCTCCTGCGGGAGAATCTGTGGAGACTAATGACTCCTCTTCTGAACAAGAAGGTGACAGTGATAACTCCCAGGAAAAACCTGGCGAAACTGACTCCTATGGTGGTACAGCTCAAGGTGAAGAAACTCAAGTAAAGTCTTCTGGAACTGAAGATGACCCCGATATTCGTACTGCTGATTCTCTGGAAGATAAGATTCGTGACCTTGTTGGAAACGATGGGTATGAGAATACATATGTTGAGATTCCTCAAGTAAATCTTGATACTATCGTTGGCAAAAACTTTGAAATTCATAAAGATATTGATGACTCTTTTGCTCACCAACAGAAACTCCATAACAATCATGCTGAAGAAAAAGGTTATATTCCAGTAAATCTTTATAAAGAGACTGACCTTGAGTTTAAAAAGTTTAAGACTTCTGCTCAGAAAGAAGTCAATTATCTGGTAAAGGAGTTTGAATGTCGTAAGGCAGCAGACCAGTATGCTCGTGCTTCAACTGCCCGCACTGGTGTTCTTGATACTGCACGTCTTCATACTTACAAATACAACGAAGACCTATTCAAGAAAGTCTCTGTGATTCCTGATGGTAAGAATCATGGTCTGGTGTTTGTGTTGGACTGGAGTGGTTCTATGTGTGATGTGATGCTTGATACTTGTAAGCAACTCTTCAATCTGGTGTGGTTCTGTAAGAAAGTTTCTATTCCCTTTGAGGTTTATGCCTTCACAAACGAATGGCGTCGTGGAGAGTATGACTATGAGAATGACCGTTATCTTGCGGCTGATCGTAACCCTCACTATGAAAAGAAGGATGGACTTCTTTTAGTTGATGAAACTTTCTCTATGATGAATATTCTCACCAGCAAAGTTTCTGGTAAAGAACTGGAGCATCAACTACTCAACATCTGGCGTCTTGCTTATTGTTTTGGTAGGACTTATCAATCTCCTTACACTTATTCTCATCGTATGAGTCTTTCTGGAACTCCTTTGAATGAAGCATTGATTAGTCTTCACCAGATTCTTCCCAAGTTCCAGAAAGAGAACAAACTACAAAAAGTTCAGTGTATTGTTCTAACCGATGGTGAAGCAAATCAACTTGTTCATCATAAAGAAATTAAGCGAGCATGGGAAAATCAACCTTTTCTTGGAACTGGGTATGTCAATCCTATGAGCACTTTTATTCGTGACCGTAAACTTGGAACTACCTATCAGGTTGGTTATGGATATCATGAGTTCACCGATACTCTTCTTCGCAACCTGAAAGACAAGTTTTCTTCCACAAACTTTATTGGTATTCGTGTTCTTGAACCCCGCAATGCAAGTCGGTTTATTCAACTCTACCATTCATATAATGATGGTAAGGTATATGAT